CGTGTAACCATCAGTACTGAACGCCGGGCTTTCGCCCGGAGCACGTACATCATCAGGATCAGGGCGGGTATAACGCGCTTGAGATTCAGTAAAGTATCTCAGCAACATTAACCAGCCACTCATCCTGTGACGAATACGAGCTGTAAAGGGAACAAGAACTAAATGTTCGAGACGTTGATAACGTCGCCGAACACGGGTTCTAATTCTTTTACTCGTGGAAGTACTATCATACACTAGGGTAGGAGCAGATCCTTTTGGGATCTGACCTTCCACTGGAATAGGTCCGTAAACGGACACTAGCCAGCCTACGATTCTCTCGTAGGTGGTGAGATAACCCCTTTCATAGAGGCTGTTCGCGTAAGCGATCCAGCTCTCATAGATGTGGGGGTCGGTGGGGCTCGGGGATGGGTCTAGCACAGTTCTAATACGAACTGGGGTAACGTCGACGCCTGCAAAGGCATCGCAACCGCAGGACTCTCGGAAGAGTCCTCCTAGGCAACTCTTGTCGCGATTGACCAAAAGGCCAAACGCTTCAAGAGCAGCTATCGCCTTCAGCGCAAAAGCGCTGGGAACGATAACGTCATCGCCGTACACGTGAATCCGGGAATGATCGAATACCCAATGACCTTGAGGGTCTAGAGTATACTTTCCTTCCCACTCAGTGCAGTGTGCAGCCGCAGTGACTATTGACCATACTGTAAGTGCTAAGATGGGGAAGCATAATGCTGACCCCATCGGAGCAAACTTAAGTAAGGGCATGATGTCACCGTTGGGTAACACTGTCTCAGACGTTCTACAGGCCATGAAAGGCTCAAAGAGCCTCTCATTGAACAGTAGACGAACTAACTCAACAGAAACGCGATCACTGGCCTCTTTGAGGTCCAATGTCGCGTACCCACCCGTTTCGGAACCCAATAGGGCTCCGATTTGGTTGGGTCGCTGTCGAGTAAAGAAGACAGCATCCCTTGTGAGGGGATGGCCTTCAATCAGTCTCACTAGTCCCTGATGCAGCCCTTGCTGAATCCATTGAAAATCAACGGGTTCAGAAGAGATGAGTCGGGGCCCGCGAGAGTCCTTCGGGACAAGGATAACCTTGGCCGGGTGACTCTTTTCCGTAACGTTCGAAAACGTTCGGAACTCATCGCATACATGTCCAGTCGACGCGCAGAAATACGCATCGAAAGGATAATGTGCGGTGATATTCCCCGAGACATTCGTAAACTGGAACTTAGTCCAGAGGCGTTGCTTTGTAGCAACGCTCCCTGGGCCATGTCTAGGTACGATGTCGTAGGGATCAAAGTCGGACAATACTCTTTCGAGTAAGATCCGAGCCTTGCGCGCTATCGCGGGGGCATCCGTTTCGACATTATTGTCGTGACGGCGGACCCGATAGCTACTCTTACTAAGGTGGTTAATCCACCAAAGAGAGTACGTGTGAGATTGCAGATCAACCTCCGTCTTTTTAAAGGACGAGATGACTGCATCTTCTTGGTCTGAGGTATATGGCAGTTCATACTTGTAAAACAAGTACAATAACTGACGTAATGCTTTAACACTAAGAGGACACGCTCCAGGAAGGAGGGTCCCGTCTGAACTCAGAACCTTACAGAAGAATTCCCCTAAAAATTTAGGGTAATTCACACCTTCCTCAGTTTCGAAGCTGAGGCCGGTGATGTCTATAGGTTCATGACTTGATAAGGCCCTGTCAAGTGCCTTACCGAGACGGGGCATGGTTTTCGTAAGAAAACCAATGCCTTCCATCATCATACGCTTGCGGATCTTGACTTTCGTCAAGCGGCAAGCGCGTGCTGTGAACGTATCCTGAAACGACTTGTGAAGGTCGTCCAGGATCGTGGCGATGAGTATATACTCATCTAGGCTTTTAGTAGATTCCATAAGGATATCTTCCTAGAAGGCTGCACCACCATCCTAACGATTCCCAACGAGTCCAATCCTATAAGTATGTATGAACACACCTAGAGAATTAGTGCTGCGTATACCGTCCCCTGTAAAACTGAAACGCAAGCGGGTGCAAGTAGCACTCGTTTACGCCCAGGTTTACAATCTGGACGGTAACCCAGCAATTTCAACGAACGCTGGGGATGCAATGGACTACTTAGTAGATGCTACAACCTTCTTCCACTCTCAAATTCGACGATTAAACGTCGATTTTCAGGTGGGGAAGATGCAGCATATACACATAGTAGACCTAGCACCCTCGGGAAATGATGAGCAGACCTTCTCCTCTTACGCTGTCATCTAACCTACTTCTTCTTCAAGAAATAGGCTACGACTAACAGCAACAAGAGAAAGAAGGCCGGCATAATCACTACCCGTTCAACGAACGTTAACACTTGCGTGTTAAGATACCAAGAACGGCTCTCTTTAAAGAGAGCCATCAATGGCGGCCCGAGCACCATAGCCTGTACAGTCGAACAATACCGTCGTAGCAGCCCCAGTGGTTGCCACGAACGACATTAGTTCTGCTGTGACGGCCTCAGCCGAGTCATCGGTCAACATCGCGCCAACTGCGCGATCGACGACCATGTACGCGGAATCAGTAACAGTTGTAAGGTTATCCACAGTCGACGTCGATTCTTTATCGACGCGAATGAGGGCCCTTCGTCTGCGACTGACACCAGTCCCAGTTTCCAAGTTGGAAACTGTGAGCCGGTGTTTGAGGTTGCCTTCGCCAGAAATGGCGTAGACAACTTGGTTCCCGGGACCTGTCGCCTTCCGGAGGAATTCTACCTCCGTACCAGCGGCATTCTTGACCTCGTTAGTTGTGAGGTTTGTAGGTAATGCACCCATGAGTTATTTACTTACTTGTGGTTGCGGCGCCTACGTCTGGCATAAACCAGTGCGGCACCGAGGGTGAACTCGTTTAAGTTCAACCCGCTCGACACAATCGAGCTAACCGATATGCCTTCGACGCGTCTTTTATAAGCCGTCTCGCTGACACTCGGCATTGGTTCCCAGTGGGCATAATACATCGCAGGTATTGACGGGTCGTAGCCTAAACGCTTCGACCAATCAGTTTGCCTGTGAAGTAAATATGACCAGAGAAACCTACGTATGTTGATCTGAGGTTCCATGTTTGTAACCTTGAATTGATCTAGGTATTTTCCAACATTAAATACCCAATCAATTATAAAGGTATATCTTACGGCATTCCAGATAATAGCGGGGTTAAAACTAACCCCGAGACTATCCAGTAGCCCTAAGACGCGAGCATGCTCGCGCTGATATTGAGTAAAATTGTAATTATACTCAATCTCAGCATGGAACTTGGTTGTCACCTTACCCGACGTGGTCCGTATTGAACAAATCCCATATACATCAGGGTACATTGGGTACCCCATGTTAAAGGACTGTTCATTTTCGTACTCGTCAAGTGGGGCGGCATCACAAGTGTAGTGACACCGCCGAGGTTTCCCTTCCCGTGAAATAAGATCGTTAATCTTCTTTTCATGGCTGACTAAATTGCGACGAATCGCGTTCAAGTCAGAGATCAGAGGCGCAATGGCAAATTTCCATTGGAGATACGCCTGCGTTACAGCATCGAGCTCACGTTTCAACTGACTCTTATTACCCCTACGCAGCAGCGAAAGCCGCAGTTTAAGGGTCTTAATTGCGTTGATATATGAGTCTCGGACTTCGGCAAGGCTTACTTTCCCCTGAAGCAAAAGCTTCAGGCGAGGCAAGCCATCCCGGAGACGCTTCACAATGTTTCTGAAGTCCTTCAATTCTATAATTGAATTAATCAGAGACAAGTCTGGTCGAACCGAAGGCAACATGCTCGAAAGAGCTCGCTGCTTCAATTCGTTCAAGTTGGAAGGAAAGGGTACAAACCCTTTCTCCAAGGAAACGTCGTACAGAGACTGGTAGGGGTCTAAGACCATTCCCAGTCCACTATGCTGCGTCCATCCGAAAAAGACGTCGTTGTGACGTCCTCTCCAGTGTCGGCCGCCACTAGCTGGCCATACACCCGTCATATCAGACGGGCTTATGACATGGCTAATGACCGGTGTTCCGATCCCTCGAACATAATGTTCGAAGGAATTCCAGTTCGACCTGCCCGGGGAATTAGGAGTGTATGCTTCAAAGACTGACTCAATGTCAGCCATATGATGCACCCACAACTGATTATCTGGTGGAGGAGGTGGCCACGTCCCGCAAGGGAAGTAGGCAACCGTCTCCGCTCCAGCCCTATTGAGCATGGTCGAACGAGAAACGGACATACATACGTTGGATGTGAATACGATTCACGAGCTGTGCACCTAACAGAGGTGCAC